CCGTTCATATAGAACGCGCCGGTCTCGGACATTTCAGCGTTCTTAATTGCCTCAAGGCTTGTTCTGTTACTCCCAGGATCGGCAATACAGGTATTTAGACCAGTCGAGATTGTGCGCATGGAACTAGGAAATGATACTTGATTTAATATTGCTGACACACGGGCTGAAGTAGTTTGACCCGCCGGGCTTGAAGCCACAGTTGAAATATTAGCCAACTGAAACAGACGAAAAGCATCTGTGCATGAGATGTCGACATAGCCAGTATCTTGATTTACTGGGTAGGTGTATTTGTAATCTGTAACGTATCCAGAAAATAAATACTTTTGAGTTGTTGCAGTAGTAGCCGATACACGCAATTTACGCAAAGGCGCAAGATAGCCGTAATAGGGAGAAGCTGTGTTCTGTGGGTTAAAATAGGAAAGCGGATCTAATACTCGAACTGTGCAAGTGCCAGCCTCATAAGTATCACGTTGAAGGTTACGACCGCGAGAAATAGATATTTCATAAACGTTAGGAGTCAAGTCAATGACTGGTTCTGGAAGCGAAGAATCGCCTAAAGTGTTTGTGCCAAGTATTCCGTACTTAGGGTCGCCAATTACAAACCCTCCATAACCAAAAGTAGCGCCGTTTGAATAATCAAAGGAAACTGCTATCTGTGCTGGTAATGCCATTATCCGGCAAACATTCCATTAACTCGACTTACATTGCTAGGAATCCCAGAAAGTGATTGAGATTGATTAGCAGTAGCAATCGTCTTTCCGTCAATTTGAACTGTTACTTGCATAGGTTGTGCACCGCCACCAGCAAGTGGACCGCCACCTGTAACCCTGTTTGTCATGTAGGGCAAGGATGCTACGTTTGTAGGAATCATAGGTTGCGCCCCACCGCCGGGAATTGGACCACCGGAACTGACGTTTGTTACTGGAATCATTGGCTGTGCGCCGCCACCTGGGATTGGACCGCCGATACTTGCAACCTTTTGAGCCTTAGTCATGAGCATGTCCAGATAGGCTTCCCATGAAGCAAAAGGATTTTTGGCATCTGGAAGGCTTGCAAGATAACTTGCTAAATCCTTGCTTAAGCCCTGTGCAATGGCAAGTTCATAAGTTAATCTTTGAGCTTCTTTGGTGTTGCCTACTAGCAAAGCAAACTGAAGTTCTACGCGCTTACGATCTTCATCAGAAAGGTTGCCTTTCAGGGCAGCAATAAGTTGAATTTGGTTAAGGTCAAAAATTGTGCCAGCCTTCTTAAGTATTGCTTGTTCTTTAAGAGCCTTGGTCTGGTCTTTTAATGCTTTTGAATTTACGATTGCGTTCTTTTTTGCGGCGGCGGCGGCTTCCTTTTGAAACTTGACCGCTGCTGCGCCGCCGTATTGTCTGCGAGCAATCTGGTCATCAAGTCTAAATTGTGCAGTAATCTTTTGGTATTGCTTAAAAGCTTCTATCGGAGAAACATCAGCAGTAAAGAATGGTTTGACAGCTGCGACAGTTCTGCCAATACCTACAAATAGGTCGCTAACTGTTACTGCTAGTTTGATGATGCCCTCTAGTGATCCTGCTAAACCACCTGTGCCGCCAGCTGCACCCAGGGCATCTACTAACCCCTTGCCTATAATTTCTGAAGCATTGGCAGCAGCAACGCTAATCTTGTCAAGTGAGCCTGAATAAGAATTGGCGGCGATTGTTGCTTGACCGCTAAATAACTTTGTAATCTTGGCTTGGATTTCCTCAAAGGACATAGCCTTAAGTTCTGCTTGAGTCAGTCCCAGCCCATACTTGTTAAGAGACCTAGTTTGTCCTGTAAATGCTTTACTCAAGTCCCCTGCAACGCTTACAACATCGACTCCACTTGCCGCTGAAAGGTCAAGGGCAGTTTTAAGAAGTGCTTGAGATTGTTGAACTGAACCTGTTGTGGTCAATAACCTCTGAAAGGCTGGGCGCAATTTATCGTCAAGGACGCCAAAAGTAGTCTCAAGATCACTTATAAATGTTTTAACTTCTAAATCTGCAAACGACAAACCAAGGTTATCCAGCGACTTACTAAGTACCTGGGCTGCTTTGTCATCTGCTGCAAAAGCTTTAACGGCTCTTTTGCTATAAGCAACAAAGGCAGTTGTGCCGAGTGCTAGTCCAAGATTGCGACCAAGTTTAGTTACACTTTTACCAAGGCTATCTACTGCTTTATTGGCTTGTCTAAGACCAGTTGAATCTAGCGTGGTGGCAATCTTAATTGCTAAATCTGTATTAGCCATTAGCCATTGCTCCTTGCTCTAAATGTTCTACTGACTGAACCTCTGGTTAAAACTACAACTCTGTTATTAGCTGACTCGATAGCCTTGACTACTGCCGCTGTTGTCTTGCCTTGATCCTCTGCCCATGCCCTGAAGAGTAATCGTCCCTTTGTCTTGCGAGTTCTGCGACCAGGGCTGTTAGATTGCTGTGAATCAACCAATGGCGGCAACGCTTCGAGGAACTGGCGTCCAGCATACGGATTGGCTGATGAACTTACGCCTCTGCCTGATTCCCATGCTGGCACATAATCACCATTGCGATACGCGATTGTGCGTTTAGAAGCTGGCAAACCCATAGGGTTCTTTCGTCCAGCGGTCTCATAAATAGCGCCTGGCGCAGATGAGTTGAAAATCTGCGCAAGAGTTCTAAACCCACGCTTGTTTGGTTTTGTAGGTGTGGTCGAGTAACCCAGACCTTTTTTCATAATACCAGTATTAAAAGCGCGATACTCCCATTCACCTACAGGGTTAGCCCAGCCGCTTAAAGGTGAGGTGCTAGGGACAAATCCCTTGGCTCGGCTAACAACTTTGCGCAAATGTCCAGCAATTTCTTTTTGAGTTTCTTTTGCTAGGTCAGGAGCATATTCTTTTAAGGCTTTTCTAAGAGCGACCGCGCCTTGCAGTTCTACTGGCATCGCTTCGCTCCTTTGCTAAGTCCTTAAGGACTTCTATATGTGCCTTGAACGCCGCTGTCGGTAGTTCGACAATGGTGTTAAACGGAACTCCATACTCGTAACTCAAGCGAGCTGCAAGATAGGTGAGGGAGTTCCGATCTACCCTAAAGGGTCAGATTCCAACACTTCCACACTTTTCAGCGTTTCTAGGAACTGTTCCCCAAAAGGTTTGACTGTTTCACCCGAACGTCTAATTGCTTCCCAGCAGAGCCAGTACACGTCTGACTGCTTCTGGTCTTCGATAAGAGCCTTATGAAAGCCCTTCTTGGCGTATTGTTCAAAGCTGTACTCAAGAATAGGAGATATTTCAAACTCCTGCACTTGTCCATCAGCCCTTGTTACTTTGAGTTTTGCCATTGTTAGCCCCTTACTTTCTTATTAGGAAGTTGTTATTGCAACTGTACCGGATACGTTCCAAGTTACAGATTGAGTTGAAAGGTCTCCAACTGCACCATTGATAGGTGTTGTGTTGTTCACAAGACATGTCATGGTGTAAAGAGGATTGGTAGCAGATGTTGCTGCTGAACTTTGCTTTGCTGTAACAGTTACGTTGTTAGCAAATACTGAAGATGAATTCAATGTTTGAAGTGTCTTGCTTGTAGCTGAATCATTGAAGAAATCAATAGTAATAGATGAAGCTTCCAATCCAGCAATATAACGATGACCAGAATCGCCCATCGCGGTTGTCTCAAGCTCATCAAAGGATCGATTAATTGTTACTGAACTTACTAGAGTCGAGAGGTCTACCGCATTAACAGTAAGAACCACTCCATTGCTTAGATATACTGCCATTTGGGTTATTCCTCGTCTTTCTTAGTTGTTGGTTTTGGTTCTGCTTTTGAAGCAACCTGACCGATTTTAATCAGGAAGGCTTCATTATCTTTTTCCCATTGTGCTAAATCGGTCATGATTTAACTCCATTCCGTAAGAGTACTGATTGCAATGTCGCAAGTCAGTAAATCACCAGAAGCTATAGACAACACGCTAGGCGCGCTGACGCTTCCTACATTAAATACAATGCTGGAAGCCTCAAGAAGCGCAAAGACGCGAACTACGTCAGCTTCTATTCCAGCAAGGTTGCCCTGGTTATCAAGCAAAGGAACAATTATAGAAATCGTAAAGTTAGCCATGGGCGCTATTGCTGTGTAGTCATTATTGGTAGGCACAATGTACGGGTCTGCCGGAGTCAAAATGAGGCTGTTAGCAATAGGCGTGGCAGGTGGAAAACTAAACACAGAATACAACGAGTTATCGGTCAAAGCCGATGCAATAGTTGTGCGGAGTGTGGTTATGGCTGTCATCAGCCCACCATTGAATTAGGGCTCAAGTAGGGAGCAATAAGTCCTCGAACGCGAGAGATGAGCTGTGAAGACATGGCGTACATGTTTCCCATTGATCCATCAGGCATCATGCCGTTACCAGAGTTGGTCTGGCGTGAAGTCCAAATGCTAACGCATATCATGAGGCTGGCTTCTCTGACTGCTGGGATTGTGCCGTAAGT